TTTTTTTTAAAGGGTTTTTTCTGTTAATATTTTTTTACTTCTATCATTTTTTTCAACCAAAGCCTCTGTTAAATACCTTGAAAAACTTTTTTTTGGTCTAAGTTTTTGGCAAATATTTTTTGCTTCTACCCAATATTCATCATGAATATATACAGACTTTGTTCTTTTTTTTTTATCCTCCATAAAATATGTTGTTAGTAATTAATTTTGTGTAATTGTATACCGTCCTCGTTCTCTTCTACATCAAAGTCTGAGCCACATTCTTCACATTCAAAGAATAATGTTTTTTCATCATCAAGCGATACTTCAGAAAGATGTGTTTCTTTGTCACAATTCGGGCAAGTAGTTTCCATATAATGTTGTTAGTATTAATTGACAAACCAAGTATAGCAAAGTATACGCATAAAGTCAATATGCTTATTTTCTATTGACTTTATGTATTTTATTCGCTATACTGTATTCAGACGCTAAGAAAAAACAATATTTATTTACACATACACATGAACAATAAAAAACAAGCATCAATCATTTACAAAGAGCTTAATACATTTAAAGTAAATTTTTCTAACGATTTCAAATTTATAGAATCTAAAGTTTTCCACTCATTAAAAGCAGCAAATAAAGCAATAGAAGAGTTTATGAGTAAATAATTATAATAACTTACATAAAACATATGAATAATAAACAAAAATGTAGCCAATGTGATGAGATACGAGAACTTAAAAAAGATATTTATGATGAAATAATTTGTCATGAATGCATAGAACAGAACGAAGATGAACACATGTATATGTATCAAGATAGATAATATGTCCGAATTCGACCACTTTAAATTATTAATTCTTAACAAAAAACCATGAACAATAAAAAAGAAACTATCGCGGTAATATGTATAGCAATACTAACAACTATTTTATTTGCATACATACAGTTCTTTACAAGCTGGGGTATGGCGTGGGGCGAAGACATGAAACATTGCGGAGGAACGATTATGTCAATACAGGATTGTAGAGAATACCTAGATTTCCTTGAAGTAGAAAATTCTGAATATGTTGGAACTCGTGGTGAAATAAATAGTAAAATAAACAATATATTAAATGATTATCTCGACAAAGAAGAATCAAGCCTTTAAACATAACCAAAAACAATGATAAAAGAAGCCATTAAAAAAGCAACACAGGCACATGAAGGGCAAAAGCGAATGACGGGAGAGCCTTACATAACACATCCAATAAGAGTTTCAAAAAAGATGAAGGAGAGAGGCGCGCCAGAATGGGTTCAAGAGGCAGCATTGCTTCATGATGTGCTAGAAGACACGGATACGTCACCAATTGAGATTATTAATGAATTTGGATATTTAGTGTTTGATGTAGTAGATGCCCTCACAATAAAAAAAGTAGGAAAAAAAACATCTCCATTTGAGAAAAGAAAGTATTATAAGCAGATAGAGACATTTAGCCTAAGGAATCCGTGGATTTTATTAATAAAACTTGAGGACAGGCTTGATTGTTTTAAGACGATGGAAAAGTTTACACAGACGAGAAAGATTAAAAATTTAGAGGAAACAATAAACCAGCTCCTCCCTATTATTGGAGTTTTGATTGATGAAATGTCTTACCTTCAAAGAATGATAGCGAGACAAATTATTATTGAACTTGATGAAGAAATGAGCAAAGTTATTAAATCATTTTAATTATTATATTATAACCAAAAAAAAAAAAATGAAAACACAAAAACTAGAAATCAAATCACTGGCACAGCTTAATTGCTTACTACCTGACGGGTCTAGATTTTACCCTCAAAGGATACGAGGAGCATTGAGAATAAGAAACGATGTAGGAAAATTTATAATTATAAAGGTAGGAAATGAAGAGATAAAGCTTCAAGAAATTTCATCAGGTCAAATAGCTCTAAGCTCTATACCATCGAAATTTTTATTATCTTAATAAACAAATATGGTTACACCAATTCAGGTTATATTCGCAGTTTTGGGAGGATTAGTATTTGCACAACTTATTATTCACAGTAAAAGAGTTCGAGTTGGAGTGATTGTATTAATTTCGTACCTAATGATAATGTCAATTTTATTTCCACAAACACCGACATTTATAAAGTAAAAAAATTTAAAACCTAACTAAAAAAACAAATGGAAAACGAAAACAATACATCAATGGCATTATGGAAAAAAATTACAATAGTTACACTTTGCTTACTTGTAGGAGGTACAGCATACGCATACAGTTACCCAGATATTTCTATAGAGGAGCAAAAAAGAGTAACTGAAATTGAGGGTCAAATACTTGATCACAAAGGAGTTATTTTAGACAACGAGCAAGCAATTGAAAAATTAAAAAACGAGAAAGAAGAGATTGAGAATAGTAAAAAAAAACTTTTTATTTAGAATCTGAGTTTAAATACAAGGAATGGATAGAAAAACAAGAAGTTGGAAAATATTTTGGTCATTGTGGAACGTTTGTAAATAATTATTTACAAAGTTTTCACATTAATCGAATATTTCAATCAAAATTTTCAACAAAGGAACGTAATATAAATTATACAATTGAAGAATTTGACACACACTGGATTGACGGTTCAATAGCTATATTTAACCTTAAAGATGGAATTGGACATGTTGGAATAGTGAGAATAATTGATGGTGAGTTGTATATGTTAGATGCAAACAGAAACAATAAAAAGATTATAAATTTACGCCCTTACGGAGATTTTGAAAGAAAATATATTGTAGGGTATTACAACCCGTTTGATGACGAGATAGAAAGATTGCTAAAAGGTGGTTATATAGGTGATTGGAAGATGACGACGTATTACCATCCGATGCCAAACCAAAAGAAATATTTCAATGGGAGCTATGAGAAAGATATGTACATTAATTGTCAAGGATCTTGTGACACAACTGCAAGCGGATATAAATTAAAAAAAGAAGATGCTGGAAAAATAATAGCCTGTCCGCCAGAGTTCAAGCTTGGAACAAAATTCTATATTGATAATGTTGGAGAGGTTACGTGTGAAGATAGAGGGGGCGCGATAAAAGGGAAAAGGATGGATATATGGCAAGGGTTTGGAGACGACGCATTTGTAGGAAAGGGTAGCGGATTGCAAAAAATATACTTAATAAAATAATATAATCTATAAATTAAACAAAAACATATGACAAAATTTCAAGAAAAAATAATAAGATGGCTCGCAAAAAAAGCAATAAAAAAAGAGAACCTCATTAGGTTTTCGGTAGTAATGGAGATATTTGCAACAGAGGCAGATAGAGAGCTTACAAAGCAAAAGAAAAGATCAAAAGATATTAAAAACTTGGAGGATAAACTAGAGGGGATGGGGACATTCTTTAGAGATAGAGCTTTGAGCCTAAAAGACAAAGATTTTTTTCAAAAGCAGATAACACACGAGCCAGAACAACATAATTATTTACCAAAAAACAATGAAATTTAATTTATTCTTAATTACATCACTTATTGCTGTTCTTTTCGGTTTTACAATAGGTTTAGCGAAAGATTTAAATAAAAAGCTTGATGGAATTATTGGTAATCAAAATATGTTAATAGATTGCATGATATTTAATCGATGCAAGAACGATATTCCGCCATTTATGAGACCACCAGAAGAAAAAAAATAAAAAAATTAGTTAACAAAATTTTTGTTAAAACAATAAAATCCCTAAACAAAAAAACAATGAAAAAACAAGAAATTTTAGTACCTCCCTTTGGATTCGAACTATCAAGACACTTCTTTATTAACAGAGTTCACGATTCGTTTGTTGTTGCCATGTCTTATGCGCAAGACCAAGAAACAGAGCAAGAAGTTAAATCTATGACCCATGGAGAAAGGCTCAGATTCTTAAAATCAAAAGGGTTCAAATCAAGAGAAATATATATTAACACATAAAAATGGAAGAAATAAATGAACAAACAACAGTCTACGATGCAAAACTTTATTTGCGAGAAAACTTTTCTGAAGGATTGGCATGCCCTTGTTGTGGGCAGTTTGTAAAGAAATACAAATACAACTTATTTGCTACATCTGCTTTAGCATTAATTGATTTACTTAAAATTTCAAAAGAAACAGGAGATCAATATCATCATGTAAAAACATTTGCTGAGGCGAGGAATGGGTTGCCACGTGCTTCACATTTTGCACAGCTTAGGTTTTGGGGGCTTATAGAGCCAATGAAAAATAATGAATTTTACAAAAAGGCTTCGGGGATGTGGTCAATAACAGCGCGTGGTGTTAAATTTGTAATGAATGATGAATCTGTAAGAAAATCGGTTTATGTTTTCAATAATAAATTCCTCGGTTTTGATGGGGGAAAAATAACGATAAAAGAAGCACTTGGAAACAAATTTAATTATTCAGAAATAATGAGTTCTAATTACTAATTAAAATTATAAATAATATGCAATACACGCACAACAAAAATAATCAATGGAAAGAGGAGGCGGAAAAGATCGGTTTTCATGGAACATTAATTTCTTACATTGAAAAAGTAGTAATTGATGAAAGGGAAAAAGAGCGAATACAGACATTGATTCAATCGTCTACATTTATAAGATCTTGGGAGGAAAACCACACACTTTCAAGAAATATTACCGATGAATATTGTGACCTATTTGATATTAAAGAAGATAAAATAGAATATAAAAAATTCTATATAACATTTGGTCAGGTTCATGTTCATAGCTTGAACGGAAAAACTTTTGATAAAGATAGTGTTGGATTAATTATTGGAAAAAGCAAAGAAGACGCTCGAAGAATTGCATTTGAACTCTTTGGGTCAACTTGGTGCTATGTAGAAGATACAAAACCAAACATGGAGCATTTCCATAGAGGAATAATACAAGTTTAACAAGATGTTAAACGTCCATTCTTTACGGGATGAGGCGATAACTATATATATACCACCTCTGATTGGCTAATTAAAAAAGGAAGAAATAGAAATGAACTTATTTATTTTAGAATTAATCACTTACTTGTTGATACCGTTAGGAATAATTCAATGTATACCGCAAATCTTAAAACTTTACAGAAGAAAAAGCTCAGACGACATTTCTTTAGAGAAATACGTAATATGCATAATTATAGATATACTCTTAATTATAAAAGCGTTAATGTTAAAAGATACCGTTATAATTGGCTTCGTTACCGTTTACGTTATATCAAATGTTTGGACTATATTGCTTGTTAAAAAATATGCAAATAATCAAACGTGTCGTATAACTGCATTCAGAGAAGTCACTTTATCTCAAGATAAATAACTAAAAACAAAGATCATTCAGAGGTGGTCTTTCATAAAAATTATAATATTTTAATAATAAAAAATTATGAATATAATACTACTAGATACGGAAACAACGGGGTTCGAAGAACCAAAAATTGTACAACTTGCGTACAAGAATCTTGCAAATGGTGAGATTGTAAACGAACTATTCAATCCAGAAAAAAAAATAGATTTTGGTGCAATGGCAACGCATCATATTGAACAAGAAACCGTTGATAAAAAGCCAACCTTTGAGGGGTCAGGACATAAAAGAAAGCTTCAAGAGTTGTGTAAAAATAACATAATCGTTGCTCATAATGCGGAGTTTGATGTTGGGGTATTGAAAGAGGAGGGTGTTGAATGTCCTTTTTTCATTTGCACCCAAAAAATCGCGTATCATTTTTATGACTTGGAAAAACACTCACTACAGTATATTAGATACGCACTTGATCTAAATTGTGATCAACTTCAGAAGCTCATGCCACACGATGCATTGACCGACGTTATCATGTTACAGAAGCTATGGAATGAGCTTTATGTTAAAATAAAAATAGAAGTAAATAGCGACGAAGAAAAAGACATACTAACAAGAATGATAAACATTTCTAGGAATCCTCAAATGATGAGAAAAATAAAGTTTGGTAAACATAAAGGGATGAGAATGGAGCAGATGGTTTCAGTTGACCCTTCGTATTGTGATTATTTACTAAAACAAGAAGGAATAAGCAAAGACATAAAATTTACAATATTACATTATAGAAAATGCTCGAACGACACGAACTCGAAACAATCATCGATATGTTAGAAGACACTTTAACAGATATGGAGGGGGAAGATGCAGACCAAATTGTAAAGGCTTCAATAATTTTACTTAAACGATATAAATATAATGACAAATAATGAAACCTCTAAAATGGTAATTGTAATGTTGAAAAAAATAATCAAAGACGGGGAAGTAAAACCAGAACTTATTAATGGAATAATAACCTTTATAGAAAATGCCAATAACACAAGATGAAATAAAAACATTGACAGCAGAAGAGGCAATTGACTTTTTCAAGCTTAACCACACAGCAGACCCGATTCAATGCTTGAGGATTGTTGAACAATCTATCCAAAACCCTGCAGGATATCTTTATCCAGGAAAAGTATGCCTTGCTTCTCCTATGAGAAAATTATGCCAAAACATGAAGGAAAATGAGTATGAAAAGCTTTGTATTTTGGTGATGTCTGAAATATGGAAGTCAATTTGGGAAAAAAGACACCAAAATATGGGCATAGATATTCATGAAGAAAACAGACCAAAAATTTAAAATATAACTTTAAAATATTATGAACATTGTTTACAAAGACCCAAAAACTCTAAAACCGTACAGGTATAACAACAATGGGCATCCTTCAACATTCCCAGTTGAGTTGCCATTGTCATATATAAAAGCTTGTACAGATACTAATGGCTCTGTATTTGACCCATTTGGAGGTTCAGGATCAACACTTATAGCATGTGAAAAAGCAAATCGTATATGTTACATGATGGAACTTGATGAACATTATTGCGATGTGATTATTCAAAGGTGGGAAGAATTTACACAAAAACAATCTTTAAAAATTAACGCGTAAAAAATGCCTAGTACAAAAGGAGTCGCCCATTCAAAAGCCCATGTTGAAATTGTCAAAGTAGAAGAAAAAAAAGAAAGAGAATGGGGATGGTGGGAAAACGAAGGAGGTGAATCAGAAAAACTTACAAAAATTAAGGCTGCTTTTGCGAACGGATGTCCAGATTCTGAGGCTATATTATACGCTGATATTACAGAACGGCAACTATACTACTATCAAAAAATATGTCCTGCTTTTGTAAGGATTAAGTCCGCCCTAAAGGAATTGCCCATAATTAAGGCACGTGAGACGATAATGAAAAACCTTAACGACCCCAAAATTGCTGCATGGTATTTGGAGAGAAAACGTAAAGATGAGTTTTCAACTAAGTCAATTTTAACAACAAGTATTATTGATGGAAGAATTCCAGAAGATGAAACAGAGGCAATTAATAGTATTTTGCTAGGATCTGGATTAAAGAAACTTGATGAGTCTACTATTGATAAAAAAGGTTTAATTGAGGGAGAGGTTGTAGAGATGGATGTTTCAGAGGAAGACACTATTTTATAGCCTAGCCATTAACCACCCTTATAGCCACCCTATAAAAACTATTGATTAAAGCCATAATATTAGACCACTTTTATTATGGCTTTTTTTATTTATGGTTCAATAAGTTTTTAATGACGCTACAATATAATATTGTGCGTCATTCCCGATTTGAAAATCTGGTATAATCATACACGTAAAAACACGAACTTTTCCTTTGGTAGTAATGGTTTTTAATAATTCATACAAAACAAAGAAACCATTACAATCATTGTACAATTAATATTGTGCGTGATTCAAAAATGCGTGACCCCCCCGAATTTTACATTATTAGTTCTTCTCTCTCCCCCTTCCCCCGAAACATGTTATTCGTTTCCTTCGTCGTGTTATAGTTTCCCATAACATATACTTTTACTTGTAATAAGTAGGTAAGTAATACAAAATTCAATTTAGTTCAAAATAGTTAATCGTCTCGTGTTTACGGTGTCGTGGTTTCGATTGGATTGATTCATTATGTTATTTAATGACCACATAATCTTTCAATCAAAGTTCTCTAGTCTGGTTAATTATATACGCATCCGCATTGATTGCAATATTACTTTATTATATAGTGTAATTATGAAAAACCTACAAGACCTTTTAGAAATACAAGATTATCGTGTGAGCATTTGTAAAAACAATTTCCAATTGTTTTGTATTACTTATTTCAAAGAATTTTTTAAATTCAAAATCCCGAAGTTTCATAAACTTTGGTACAAATTATTTGAAGATCTTAGCAATGGTGAGTTTAGATTCTTTATATTAATTGGTTTTCGTGAGTCTGCAAAGACTTCTTTATGTAAATTATACCTCATGTGGTGTATTTGCTATAAAAAGAGGTCATTTGCAAATTATGTATGTTACGAGAAAGAAACTGCAGGGGATGCATTGTTCGACATAGTTACATGGCTTCAATCAAACAAACTATTGCTTGAGGACTTCGGTTCGCTGTTTCCTGATGTGAGACCAGTTGGGGAAAAGAAACCAGAGAAGAAAAGTATCTATAATTTCGTTACAACAAACGGCGTTAAAGTTGTTGCATCTGGTATTCGTAAGTCCACACGTGGAAAGATTTTTGGTACTGAACGTCCTGATTTATACGTTATTGATGATTTTGAAAACAAAACAACAAAGAAGAGTGCAGCTCTTACAAGAACAGCAATTGGTTTCTTTGAAGAAATGATGTCGGGGCTTTCGGTTGATGCACAGGTACTTTTCCCGTGTAATAAGATATCAGATACGGGAAGCGTTCAATGGTTGATCGAGACAGCGCAGGGGAATCATGATTTTAGATGTTCAGAAATTCCTGTAATGACAAAAGATAATATTTTATATTGGGCTGACAAGTTTTCATTAACGGATGCAGAAGGTAATAAAAGAAATGAAGGAATTAAAGATTCAAAGATGAGAGTTATAAGCCTTGAGTCTTTGCGAAGGACTTTGAATAAAGTAAGGGCAGGCGTATTTGAACAAGAGATGTTAAACCAGCCATTAGTTGATGGTGAAAGGTTTTTTGACACAAGAAAGATTGATGAACGTATGGCATATTTAAAAACTATAGAGTGGCAAAGTGAGAGTAAAAACATGAACAATTATTTTGAAAAGGCGGATAAGTGGAAGTTTTGGGGAAGATACGATAAAACCCATCGGTACGGTATGGGTGCGGATGTTTCTGAAGGATACGGTCGAGATAGTTCTGTTATTTGTGTGCTTGATTTTAAGACAGGAAAACAAGTAGCTGAATACGAAAGCGATAGATGTCCGCCAGAGTTGCTTGGTAAAATGATGGCGGAACAAGGTGTTGTTTATGGTAATTGTCCAATAGCACCAGAGCGAAACGCTGTTGGTATAGCGACGATTGATAAAATCAAAGCGGAAGGTTATCAAAACCTTTACCGAGAAAAAAGTATTGATAAAATATCAAACCGTCCCGTACAAAAATACGGGTGGCATACCAATACAAAGACAAAAGCGAATATGCTATTTGAGTTCAAAGAATCATTTGAGAATGGTGAAATAGAAATAATGTCTAGACCTCTTTTGCTTGAACTTAGAGCGTTTACAAACTATGATTTAGATATCGTTTCGTTTGATGAAGAAGTTTCGTGTCATTTCGACAGAGTAATTGCCGTATGTATTGCTTGGCAAATGAGGAGAGTAAAACAAATTAAAGAAATAAAGTTTAATCGATAATATATGAGTGAAGAAAACACAAAGAAACATTGCGTTAAGTGTGATACTGAATTGTTTCTTGCAACCGTTGGTGATTCGCTTTTTAAATATTGCCCATATGTTAAGTGTGAGGTTTTTTCTTTATTCCAATTCGGAATTGCTCACGAGACAGAAGAATATCTATAAATAACAAAAATTTATGAATAGAAATAAATACGTCACAATTGTTCTTTGTTTACTTTTTGGAGGGTTGGGCATACACAGGATATATTTAAAGAGTTATGAGATTGGACTTGCTTATATATTGCTATTTGTATTTTTTCCTTATGTAGGGTCTTCCATAGCATTTTTTGAGTGTATATACTTTGCATGCTTATCAAAAAAAGAATTTGACAAGAAGTATAATTGATACAAAAAATTGTATTTTGCTCGAAAAAGATTTATTTTTTAATAAACAGTTTTTAACAAAAAACACTAATGACACAAGAAATTATTTCATCATACAATGCAGAAAGACTTAAATCGCTATCTAATAAAGAGGAGTCTTTAACTAATGAATATTTGGAGAACCTTGAACATCTTCAAACAGAGTTTGTGTTTAATCAGTTTTTCAAAGATGACTCAAGTGATGAAAAGAAAAAACTTAAACTGTTAAACATTTCATATTCTATTCCTTTTTTAGTTGGCGATACATTAAGCGACTATGTTGGAGAACCTCAAAATGAGCTGGGTATATCAATCGAACGTCAAGTAATGGCGTACTCGTGGGGAGGTTATGGAATATTTAATTGCCAATACATTGAGGGAGAATTTAAAGCTGAATACCAAACGCCAGCAGGGTATATTAAACATCCGAATGGAGATGAAGAAGTAATAAACAATTATCAAGCAGAAGAAAACATAACGAAAAGAAAAACATATTACATGTTGGTGACCAGATATTTTAATTCAGAGGGTCGACTTGAGAACAGGTTATATAAAAGAAATGGTGTAAATATTAATTATGGAGGGTTTTCTGGTGATGAAGTTGCATTAGATTCGCTGGACTTCACTAAGGAATTATTGCCTGAGCAAAAAACATTTCTTGATCGGTCTCCGTTGGTGGTAGTACACAACAAGAAAATCAGAGATGAGGTTTATGGAATGTCTGATCTATCAAAAATAGAATCGCTTATATCCTCAATCGAAATATCGAAAGTAAATATACAAGATCAATTCTTGAAACATCTTAGAGCAAAACTTGCTATTCCAACATCTGGTCTTCCTATAGATTCAAAGGGAGTAGTAGATATAAGGAATCTTGAAGCAATAGGAATGGAGGCAGGTGACCCCATCCCACAATATATATTTAATTCAAATCCTTTAATTGAAAAAAGCTTTGAAGATATAGAATCAAATATACGTCAAATTGGAGCAATACTAAAAATACCTACAGAGTTTTTTAACCTACAAGGTACGGGAGGAGTTGAAAGTGCTGAGGCAAAGAACGTTAGAATGTCATCTTTTATTAAGCGTGTTAAACAAATACGAGATAAGTTTACCGTCGCTTATGAGGATATAGTTGAAATTGCAAGAAAATGGGGAGTAAAACTTAAAGATGAAGAGATGATGTGGGGAGAGGTTTTTCCTATCCAAAAGAAAGAGCAAGCGAGTGAATTAAAGTTGGCAAAGGATGCAAATTTAATATCAACAAAGAAGAGTATAATGATGTATCAAGATCTTGATGAAGCGGAGGCGGATGCACAGTTAGAAGAAATAATAAAAGAGAAATTAATGATTGAGAAAGCACTCAATCCACAAAAATTTGAACCAAATAACAACCTACCAGATGGACAGACTAATCCGAAAAATATCCCTATCAAGAATAACAAAGTTGTCAAAGGAAAAAACATTGGAGTTCCTGCACAGAAAGGCACTTAGTGTTTACCCCGTTTTCGTATTGTATTCATTTACAATAATTGCATTACTTTGGTTTGCAAAGAAGGTTTTAATATAATATTATATAAACATAATATATTTAGGCATTTGAGGAGGTTAGTTGCCAACTCATGGTTAATCAAAATTAGAGGATAAAACCAAAATTATCGTCTCACTTGATCGTACTTGTGGGGCGGTTTTTTGGTTTTGTTTGACAACTTTAATAATAATTGATTAGATATATACAACCCGTATTCGTGGTTTCAGTGAACCACGTAAAAATATTTTTTAACTCACTAGACGTATGCAAAAGCCAGACGAAGGAGGAACACCTCCAGCAGCCAAACCTCCAGAAACTACACCTCCAGCTGATGGAAATGATGGCGGAACACCACCAGAAACACCTCCAGCTGATGACGGAAAAGGAGATCTTAATAAAGCAGTTAGAGAAGCCCGTTACGAAGCTCGAAAAGCTAAGGAAGGGAAAGAAGCTGCCGATAAAGAACTTTCAGAATTTCGTCAAAAGGAGAAGGATCGAGAAGAGGCAACACTCAAGCGAAAAGGAGAGTACGAAACTCTTTCGAATAATTTAAAAACTGAGTCTGAAGCTCTAAAGGCTGAAAATAAGGAACTTAAAACATTCAAAGAACAATGGGAAACTGACGCAACTGACCGAATCTCAAAGATGAAAGAAGGTTTGCCAGAAGATTCTCTTGAACTACTCAATGCAACGCTTGAAGGTAAAACGCTTCAACAACAAGAAACGCTTTTACCAAAACTTGTTGATCGTTTCAAGCTTCCGAGTAATATCAATACTCCGCCAACTGGTGGAACTCCTCAAACATCTGAAAATGCTAAAAAGCTTTCTGATCTTGAAGAAAAAAAGAAAGATGCAAAGGAGAAAAAAGATTTTAGATCTGTATTGAAATACGATTCGGAAATACAAAAGATCAAACAAGCGAAATAATTTTAATTCGTAACTGTAACACAAAATGCAAAATACATATTCCGAAGATTACGGAACTCTTAGAGTTCGAGACGTAAATGAAGCCTTCGAAACAATGATCAAAAGCAAACCAACATTTCTTTCAGTAATTGGATACGATACAGACCCACTAAATCGTGTTAAAAATACTAAATTTGAATGGTTGAACGACTCTTTCGCACCTAGCGCTTGGGTTGTAGATGGAGCGAGCGCAATTGCGTCAGCTGCTCTTATTTTTGACGCTAGCTCTGGGCTTCGTGTTGGAGATATTATAGGATTCAAAGCTTCTACAGGTGCTTCTGTAACTGTTAAAGCAAGAATTTTAACAATAAACTCTAATGGAACTGACGTAACAATTGAAAGAATTGATACTGATGTAGAAATTCCTGACAATGCTGTTGCTTTCATGATTGCTTCACCACGTGAGGAAATGAGTGATGAGGAACTTAAAAACAACGGAAAACCAACACAAGGGTATAATTATACTCAAATTTTCAGACGTGATTTAGCGTTGGCTCGAACTTCTGTACAAAGCAGTTTGTATGGATTAAACGGTCAAGCTTTACAAGATAAAGCTGCTGGTCTTGTTGATTATCAAATTGGGTTTCATATAGATCAACTTATGAGACAACTTAATTATTCAGCAATGCTCGGTTTCCGAGAAGAAAGAGCTGCTGCAACTGATAAACGTGGAACAATGGGTGGAGCTATTCCATTTCTTGAACTACAAGCTGCTACTAAACTAGACGCTTCTGCTGCTGCAATTTCAGGAACTATTATTAATAACGCAATTGAACAAGCAATTGATAATGGTGCGAATACTCAAGACATGACTGCAATGGTTATGCACACTCGACAAGCTAGAAAAATGAGTGCGCTACTTCCATCACCAGAGTACAATCTTGATAATCAAGTTGCTGGAAATAGAGTAATCGGATTTAAATCTGATTTACCACCAGAAGCTGGAGGAAACGTTAACAAAATTATTGTTGACCCTAATTTTCCAGAAGATAAAATTGCTCTTATCAATCCGAATGATATTTCAATCAAAACAATGGAACCTCTATTTGTTGAAGAAACAACTGATAATAAAAAAGATGGTTACACTTGGAAAATGCTAGGTGAAATGACTCTTGAATACAAGAATTATCTCACTAATGGTATGCTCATTGAAAACCTCGGTCTTTAGATTTATGAGGGGGCGTAAAACCCCCCGTTTTATTTTTTAACACCAATTAATAATGCCATTATACAAATCCGTAAAAGGCAAAGCTGTATACGTTAAAGGGAGAATGAGAAACATTGTTTTTCAAGACTCATGTGATGACGGTATGGCAACATTTGAAACAGAAGACAAAGCAGAAATTGAAGCTTTGAAAAATGCTTTGAATGTGAAAGAGATAAAGAAGGAAGTAAAAGAAGAAGATAAAACCCTTTCAAAGAAACAATGCATGTCTGATTTAGAAGACCTTGGGTTCAAAAATGGTATAGATTTTCAGCCAAACGCTAGCAAGGCATATCTAAATGAGCTTGTTTCTAAAGCGTTAGGTGGAGAAATTGAACCAAATGAAGAACCAGAAGACGAAGAAGACGAAGAAGACGAAAAAGGAGACGATGAACCATCTCCTGTTCCGCCAGTTGCCCCTGATGCTGTTGCAAAATAGGGAAAATTTTATTTATATAATCATTTTAAAAATGAGTGATATTCAAAATCCTATCGAGGAAGAAATGTTACAACAGAAAGATATTCCAGGAGATACTGACCTATATTTTTTAGGTGATACTGTAAGAAACAACCCTGATCTTTCTGTGACACACAAAAATCTAAGAAATTCAGTGCAAAATGTTGTTGACGGAAAAAGTGCTAGACAACCAGAAGCATCTACAACTGCACTTGTACTAGCAGATTTTGACAACAATATTGACAATGTTGGTGCTGGTGGAGCTGTGGTTTACACACTTCCAGCGGTTGCTGATGTTAAAGGTTTGGCACTTTCTATATTTGTAGGAGCTGCTCAACAAATTTCACTTTCACCTGCTTCAGGAGAAAAGGTTTACCTTTTTGGAGACGGAGTAGCAACCAAAGATCTTATAATCGCTGGTGTGATCGGTAATTTTGTAGAACTTTACTCTGATGGTACTGACTACGTGGTAACAAAAGCCAACGGAGTTGTAACTAAAGAAGCGTAATGTTAAAATTTTAATAGGTTTTTTCATTGTTTCAACAAAATCGGGCTGGTATTTTGCCAGCTCTTTTTTGATTTACTGTTTTATTTTTGTAATTGAAAAAAAAATTGTATACTATTAAATAAAGAAATAACAATAACATATGGCAATATCAACAGAAATTTCATACATCACCTATGCTCAATTTAAGGCAAATAGCAGAATAGTTGCGCAACAAACTTTGTCAGATGCAGTGCTGAAACCATATATTTTACATGCTGAAAGAATAATTGACGCGTATGTTGGATATACTGAAAGATACGAAATTGATCAAAGTATGAAATTTCCAATTAAAAACAGGTTGGGAAATAGCGAATTCCCAACAGACGTTCAACTCGCATGTATAGAATTAACAATGTGGTTGATATTAAAGGGGGAGCCTACCCTTGAGTCACTTTCTGATTTTGAAAGCCAAGAATGGACAGCAACAGGATATAAAATTAAACTTAAAAGCAATAAATCGGCTCAATCACTTTCTTTGGATTTACCGTATCTTGTTGCAAGACTATTACGAGCTTGGTCTGGTTCTAATGCTCGAGTAACCTTTGGATTCTAATGTATAAATCAGCACTTACAGATACGGCAATATTTTACTCAATAACGAAGTCTCAAAACGATATCGGGGCTGAGGAAGAAACAGAGTCAATAAGATACGCCAGTGTTTTGGGAAAAATAGCACAATCAAAAAAAGCTACTTCTGCAGCTGATGACGGTGCTATAAGAAACTTTATATCTCAATATTATTTTCAAACGACTCCAGAATATGATGGAGGTGAAAGAAATGACAAAGTTGTTATAGAAGGATCAAAGTATGTAATTGTAGAGGTTAGAAAAATAAAAGGAATGTCTACAACTCCAAAACTTATTTTATATATTCTTGAAAAAATAATAGATGAAACTTGAGAAACAACTTGATCGGTATAAAAGAAACTTAGCGAATAACTTAATTCGTTCAGCTCTTATACTCGAGGATGAAATGCATAAACTTGTTGCGAAGGACACAGGAAAGCTTGATGAAGCTATTACAACAGACTCATTAATCCAAAGAAATAGTTTATTTACAATTGATGTTGGACCAGACCCTATTGGGTATGAAAGGTTTGTAGAAATGGGAGTAAAAGGAAGAACGTACCAGTATAAAAGAGATGGGAAAGTTGTATATGTTGGCGTAGGTCAGCACTTTATGGCGAGAGCATTAGAGAATACATACTCTAAAATATTTAATATTCTATCAAGCACCAAAAGATGATTAAAGAAGATCTATATAACGAATTAAAAGATAATGCTGGAGTTTCTGCAATAGTATCAACTCGTGTATTTTTTGGATCTCCAATAGAGCAACAATCTGAAGAATATATTACATATCGACTTGACCCAGCCGAGGAATATGATGATGTTAGAAGTATGGCAAGATTTAGAATTTTTTGTTTCTCAAAAGACACAAAAGACGCTGACGATTTAGCAAATGCTGTAAAGACTGCGCTTGATGGAAACACATCATTAAATGCAAATCCCTATTACAAGATTCATGTTTTTTCAAAAGTTGATGGAAATACAAGGTTAAACAATGGATTCTATTACACTACAATAAGAGTAGAGATTCAATACTCATAACTGATATTTTGACATTTGCGTGAAGAAATTTTATCTTTATATTAATACTACATAATAAAAAATTATGGAAAATCAACATGATATCGACGAAACTAAAAATATAGAAACTTCTGAAGAAAGCAAGGATGAAGATGTGCGGGCATTCTCAAAACCTAGAATTCGAAGGAAGAAACAACTTGTAAAATCGGCGCCCCCGAAAGCCGTTAAATATCGGATGACCTTT